TTAAAGTTATCAAAGAAGATACTATAAACAAATGGGACAAATTAGGGTTCCTTGAAGGTCTTAAAGGCCACCTAAAAGAAAATGTTGCGCAGTTGTATGAAAACCAAGCGTCACATTTGATTAACGAAGCTTCATCAGAATCTTCAAACGGAGCATTTGAAACGGTTGTATTTCCAATCGTAAGACGTGTATTCTCTAAATTGTTGGCTAACGAAATCGTATCAGTTCAGGCTATGAACTTACCAATTGGTAAACTGTTCTACTTCGTACCTAAAATCCAAGGTTATACCGGAGGAACAGGAAATTATTCAGGTGAACATTATGCACCTGTAGGTTCTCCTGGTAACTACCCTGGCGACCCAAATGCTGGGTACACAGGAGCTAACGCTTACGCTAAAAACCTTTATGATTTATTTTATGAAGGTGCTGAAGCAGGACTAGACCCTCCAGGGTTGTTCGATTATTCAAAAGGTCGTTGGTCTGCGATTACAGGTAGCGTTACTACAGTTGCTTGGAGTCCAACGACAGGAGAATTGGTAACAACTGGATACACTACCGCAAACTTTAGAAAGGCTATCATTGTAATGTCAGGATTTTCTAACTCAGGTGCTGGTAAATTAATTGGTCCTGATGGTGCGGAAATTGACTCAGAAACATTCCTTTCTGACCTTAAGATTATTGGTGTATCAACAAACGCTACAACATCCGCAAATCAATTCAATCCGTACCTATTTAGAGTGGTTACTCAAAAATATGGTAAGGGTATTGTACAATACGGCGGTAACTCATCAACAACTTGGCCGACAAATGGTAATAATGGTTCATACAATGATATTTGTACTGCAAACGGGTTTATTTACTTAGAGGTAGATTTACAGGTTCCTGCTTGTATTAACTGTGGTTCTGAGTCATTAGATGGGTATACAGGTTCTACGTTCTCTTCATCAACATCGGCTAATACTGCATTCACTGCGGTTTGGAGACGTTATGAAGAATTAGAATTCGAAGATAAAATTGGTGAAGTTTCATTTGACCTACAGTCAGTAACTGTATCGGTTTCTGAAAGAAAACTAAGAGCACAATGGTCTCCTGAACTTGCACAAGACGTTGCGGCGTTCCATAATATTGATGCTGAGGCTGAATTGACAGCATTGTTGTCAGAACAAGTTGCGGCTGAGATTGACCGTGAAATTTTACGTGACTTACGTAAAGGTGCGGCTTGGAATCTTCGTTGGGATTACAACGGTTGGAAGCGTCTGTCTTCAACAGGAACTACTCCATACACTCAAAAAGACTGGAATCAAACTTTGATTACTGCAATTAACCAAATTTCTGCACAAATCCACAAGTCAACTCTTCGTGGTGGTGCTAACTGGATTGTAGTATCTTCTGAGGTTTCTGCAATTTTCGATGACTTGGAATACTTCCACGTATCAAATGCTTCACCTGAACAAGACCAATACAACATGGGTATTGAAAGAGTAGGTACATTGGCTGGTCGTTACCAAGTTTATCGTGACCCTTACTTCCCACCAAACACAGTGTTGATTGGTCACAAAGGTACTTCGTTACTTGACACAGGTTACATTTACGCACCGTATGTACCTCTACAATTAACTCCAACTATGTACAATCCATTCAACTTTACACCTATCAAAGGTATTATGACACGTTACGCTAAGAAAATGGTTAACAACCGTTTCTATGGACGTATCACAGTTGATGGTGTTCGTACATTTGACTTGAGAGAATTGAGATAATCAATTTTAGATATGTAATACTGAAAAGGGACGAGAAATCGTCCCTTTTTTATTTGGATAAAATCCTAACACATTTAGATATTACCTCTGTCTCACCTATATTGTAAACACCTCTTTCATATGCGTGTTTAACCGCATGAATTAAAAATACGGTGGCAATATCAGGAGATAACGTCTGAAGAATTGTATCCAATTGTTCCTCCGATTGAATCTCCAACCTCCCAAACAGAATTGCTAATAGTTGTTCTTTTTCCATTATTATAAATTTTAGATTTCACAAATTCGTATGTTGCTTGGTCAATATCATCAATACAATGATAATTGTCCAATATAACTTTATTAAATTCTTGTGTTAGTTCGGATGTCCAAACAAAATTTTCGTACAACATAAAATTGATAGGGTTATGATATTTATAATAATAAGAATATTATTTCAAAATGACAAATGATAAAAAAATAAATGAGGCAACTTCTGCTTCCATTTCTTCGGGTAAATACCAACAACCTATGGGTCCCGGTATTCGTTTATTTAATAAACAGGAAATGCAACCCTATTATATACCATCATCAAAATATGATGATGCTGAATTGGCTTACGATAGTTATGATGGTAAAATGTCTACACCTAAAAATGAAATAAAGAAAAAAGAATCTCAAGCAAGAAAAATGTCTAAATATATTAAAAATCACCCAACAGAAACTGATGATGATGGTAACAATATTAATAGTGGAAACGGACCTTCAAAACCTTTAAAAAAAGAAAACATTGACCAAATTATTCATAATATATTAAAAGAAGATTTGGCAGTTTGGTTTGGTACTAAAAAGAAACCTAAAGGGTCAAAACAACCAAAAGGTCCTTGGGTTAATATTTGTCGTAAAAAAGAGGGTGGTGGACACCCCCCTTGTGGTAGACCTGAAGCATCTTCTAAAGGTTATCCAAAATGTCGCGCCGCAGGTGTTGCATCCAAAATGACAGATGCTCAAAAAAGGTCAGCGTGTCAACAAAAAAGAAGTGCTGAAAAATCAGAACCTAAGACGGGTACAGGTAACAAACCAACTATGGTTTCTTACAAACCAAAGAAGAAAAAAACAAACGAAAATTTAAGAAGTCTTATAAAGAATATTCTTAATGAAATTAAATCTTCTTAAGAATATCCGTTAAAGAACAATTGATTTGTGAATGAATTACCGTTTCGTAAGATTTTCTACGTTGTTCAATTTCATTACCGAATAAATAATTAACTCTCTCCCAAACTCTAGCATCCATCAATATAGAATAATGGTATACGTGGTTTGTAACAAACGCTTGTTGATGTTGTAATGTCAACACAATACCCAACCTATCGTTTATAATGATTTTCTTTTCTGATACGGGGGCAAATATCAATTCTGTATCACTTTGTTTAAGTAGTTTTCTTGCAATATGAAAACAGGTTTGTTGATACCTATTCATCGCGGGGTCAATTTTTTGGTCTAATGGCCTCTTGTTTAACCAAAGGTGGTATCTAAGAAATACTCGTTTGATTTTTCTTTTAACAAATTGATAAAGTGTCATAGGGGATGTTTTGTGGATACAAAGATATAAAAGTTTTATAAGTTTTTCTTAAGTGTTTCTAAAAAAGTTTTCCATGTTTCTAAATCATTTTCATTCCTACCAATATTAGCCGAATAACAACATAGTACTACGTTATCTTTGGTATATCCTTTATTTCTATCTAATCTATCAATAGATGGTTGCTGAGGGTGTTTAGGTTTATCGGAGGGTATCAAAGGTACACCAAACCAAAAACAAAGTCCATTTTGTTTGTTGTAAATTTCATTTATATCTTGAACTGTTAATGTATGTTCATAATTTCTATGTTTAGAGTCGTGTATTAATGTGTTTTGCCATAAACGTACTCTTCTTTCTTTTTGTTTTATACCCTCTAATTTTTTAAATTCAGAATTTTTTCTTTTTTCTCTTTTGTAATTTCTCGTAATATTCAATGTACAAATTTTACATATCATCCCCCTTTGACTCTGATAAAACTCATCAGGCAATTTAGTTTCGCCGCAAATTTTACATATTTTTTGTTTATCCATACATATAAATATACGGGAATACAAAAAAAATTAATTATTTTTTCTTTTTTGACCCGCAATAAGGCGGAGAACATCTTTTTTTACCATCTGAACCTGGCATTGTTCCTTTACAAACCTGTACTCCGTAACCGTTCGAATATGCCGAGGGAAAAACCTTAAACTTAGACTTGGCAGCGGCGTACCCTCTAGCACACAATTTTGTTCCTGTTTTTTTTCTACCTTCTTCCATCATACCTGTGAAAGACGCATCCTCAATATCTTGTACGCCATCACCTTTAATATGATTCATCATAAAGTCAAATACTTGGTCCATATTGTTTTTGGCTTCAGCGATATGGTCCTGAGCCCAATCGTGACCATCATCTAAAATTTGAGTTACCATATCTTGGTCTAACTCTAATAACATATCACATTGTCTTCTCATTTGTTCTAAATTTGAGAAGAACATATATCTATCTGAGTAATCTTCGTGAGATTCATTTAATACTTTTTTAACAATACGACTTAAATCGGATTCTGTTAACTTAACTACTTTTTTCATTTTTTATTCACAATTTGAAATTTTATTTGTTTTTTATATGTTGTTACTTCACTATTAATATTCAACTTTAAGTCTACAAAATACTCGTTTGGAATTTTATCTCTTGTATCGAATATAAAATAGTATTCATTTGGTGTTTTGTTAACTAGTGTCCAGTCTTGAACTTGTACTTCTGTTTGACCCTCCTTAACATAAACCCTATAATATGCTTTGATTTTGTTAAGTGGTTGATTTGATGTATATTCTTTTTTGATGATAACACCAACTTTTCTGATGTCGGTATTTAATATCTTTTCATCTTGTTTTATACCATAGTAATCAAAACCATATGCCGATGGTTCATTAGTTGATGTACCTATTGAAATTGAGGACGAATAAGGTCGCACAATCAACTCGTTTTCAACATCAGGTAACTCAACACCATTTAGGGATATATTACTCCATACATCAGTAAATGTACAAGGTGTTTTATACCCTAAAAGTGCGGGTATTGTAACTTCATAAACACCTTGAGTTTTTCTGCATGTGGTAAGGGCTGTAAGTCCTTCTATCGGGTCACCAGTGCTATCATATATTGATACGGTTGGGTTGAAATCCAAATTTATTGGACTACCGTCTTCATATAAGTACAAATATAGTTTATTTGCTCTTCCTAAAGAAAACAAATCTCTATCATCTTGAATTAAGTCGTCATAATTTGTTTGTAAATAAGGTTCATAAAACGTTTGTGTGTGACGAGTAAAAAACCCTACAGAATAATAAGACGTTAATCCTGTTAATAATTCGATATTCGGTTTAAATGCGACACCCCACCCTGTAACTCCTGTAATTGTACCATTTAATATTCCATTTATTTCATTTGTCATATCAAATGAAATGTTTTCATTACCAAATTCAAAATGTTGTTCAGCAATTATTGTAAGTGCCGAGTAATTTAACCCTGTAATACCTGTTAATGAATTTTCATTATTATAAATTCCGGGAGTTGTCCAATCATTTGTTAACATTCTTTTGAACCAATTTGAAGGTTCTGTTGAATAGTTTTCTCTTGCAAATATTGACTCGGTATCATTTATCTGAATACCCAAATCATAAACAGAAGCCAATCCTTCATCCCAAGTTTGTTCAGTACCTGTAGTTCCTGACGATAAAGGAATTCTAAATAAAATCAAATCAAAACCACTACCTCTTGTTATTTCACCACCGAATCTAAGAGACTTCAACAAATCAGGTGATGAAAATGCGGTATTAGTCATAATAAGAGTATGAGTCATCGCTGTTGTACAACCTGTTTGGATTATACCGTCTGAAATTTTTTGTTGTAATAGTGATAGGTATATATCAAAAATAAATCTTGAATATACAGGTGTTGGATTTTCAGGATTAATATTTCCAAAATATAGTTGTGTTACAGGAGCCTGTCCTGTATTAGTAAAGACATTAGATAATATCGTATTATTTCTATTGAAATATGAATTATTTATAGACATTTTAAGGTTTTTCTATAAATATCAATACTTTTGAATTAGTTTATTCTAATGTTTTGATTAAGGATTGTTTGATTGGAATTCAGAATTTTTTGGAGTATATCTGACGCTAAAGTACCGTCTTGGGCGGTAGGTACTGGAGGTAAACCGTGGTATGGGTGTACATGTGCAACAAGAAATTTACAAATTAAATTTAATAAATCCATCAACGACTCTCCCCTTACCATCGATTCTGTTTTTGCTTTTATATCGGATAACTTACTTTCGGTTATTCCATAAATTGTGTCTCGTAAATTTATTGGTCCTGATTTCGTACTACTTTCGTGAGATAATAAATAAATTTTATCTGAACCCATTATACTATAAGTTACAGGGGATGCAGATGATTTAGTTGGTTGTACATCACTTTTACTTTTTTTTATAGGTGGTGTTGCAACATCTTTTGAGTAAATTATACCAAAACCAAAATCTTTAGCACCAGGATTTAATCTAATATTATTATAAAATCTTGTTATATTAACACTTTCAATTAATTCAGGACCGGCAGAGTTTAGGTTATTGGTATTTGTCCATTTATCGAAGGTTGCCTTAGACGGTCTGAAGGCGAATGGGAATGGTGATTTATTACCGTATTCAAATTTAGCCTCATTCCACTCGTTTATTGAATTATTAATTTTAGTAACTGTATTATCAAATGACTCTCCATCTATATCTATTTGTTTTACAATTTTACTTGAAGCAACTATTGTTGTTATGTTAGTATCTACTTTAAAATTCTTAGTATTTACTTTTTCGTCGTTGCTTTGAATTTCGTAGATTCTGACAGTACCTCTAAAAACATTTTGTTCATTTTCAGGATTAATAATGTCCCACTCAATCAAATAAGATAATTTTGGGTAATCTGTAAAAAAATTTTCATTTATTTCAGGTGGACTAACTACTGTTCTTGACTTGAAAACTGACATCTGTAGGAACGCTCTTTTGTCGTA